TGTCACTAATATCAGATGCCGATGAATCGGATCCAATTAAATTTACAATTTCTTCCATGAAAGTTTAATATATCTATATTTTATATTTATATCTCGGCAGCTTTGCCGTCTACTTCAGTCATTCCACCATCTACTTCAGGTTCCATCGGAACATCACCCATCATTCCCTGTTCACCTTCTTGTGGTAATGGTTCTCCAGTTATTGGATCAACAGCACTTGGATCTGGAATAATGCCATCTTTGATTTCTTGTTCAATTTGCTCATCCATTTCAATCATTTCCCCATCAGTCTGACGAAGAACTTTATTACGAACCCACTTCTGAGAATAATACTTACCGATATAAGGTTCAATAGTTGCGAGAACACCAAGTCTCTCATTCAGCATTTCTGTTTCTTTCAGTTCCGCAAACTGATTATCATATAAGAAATCATATTGAATATGATCACTAATTCTATCCCAGTCTTCTACGGAAACAATATTCTTAAGAATCAGTTGAGTTTTCAGCATGTCGTTAAACATCTGAGCAAATCTCTTTCTCAGACGACCAACAAACTTAGCAAACTTAAGTTCGTCTCTTAAGATTTCAGAAGAACGACCAAGATTAAATCCACCATCGGCAGCAATTCTTGATTCTGGAACTCCAAGTGCTCTATAAAGTTTCTTTTGGAAATACTCAATATCAGCAAGTTCTCCTAAGTTTTGACCACCAGGAAGAGTTGTGATTTCTGTGCCACGACCACCTTCTCTACGAGGAAGCCAGAAGTCCTCCATCATAGACATGAACTTCTTGTCGTCACGGATTTCTCCGGTGTTCGCATCATATACTTGTTTGTTACGATAACGATTCATAACATCACGAAGATATTGTTCTGCCTTTACTTTAGGAAGATTTCCAACATCAATATAAAAAATACGACGTTCTGGTGCTCTTGATAATCTATAGATGACCAAAGAATCCTCAATCATTCTAAGTTGATTGAGTGCCTTGATTGCCTTATGAAGATAAGAGAGAACAGAACCTTTATTTCTATCTACCAGACCTGAAGTACAATATGTAATTGCATCTTTTGCAATCTTAGTACCTTTATTTCCACCACCACCAGTTAAGTTTCCTGTTGGATATTGAGGTTTTGGTGTATAAACAAAATACTCTTCAATCTCTGGCGCAATTCCATTTTTTTGTTCATCACGACCAGCAATATTTGGTCCAATAACATTCTTATCTTGTTTCTTTTCTTGGCGGACAAACCGCATCTTCATTGGGTCAATATACCTCAGTTCTTTAATTCCTTCCTGAGGTTTTTTGAGATCAATTACCTTATGATAATAAAGTCTTCCATCAACATACCAATTTCTAAAGATTTCGTGTGACTTCTTATCGAAGTCTAAGATTTCTTTAATATACTTGAATTCTTGTCTAATTGCCTTCTTTAAATTATCTGTAGCATTTAAATTTGACAATTCAATTTCAATTGGAGAATCATAAAGATCACTCACAATTGCTTCATTTACAACATCTTCGATAGCACCATCCGCTTCTGGATGAAGTGACATCTCTCTGTATCTTTTTATTAGATCAAATTCTGTTCTATATTGACCTTCAATATCTACAAACGAACCATAAAATCCACTCGATATATAGTTATCAACCCCATCCTCGTTATTCACGGGGACAGGGGAAACTATAGATTTGGATTTCTTTTCTGCATCATCAATAGAAAAACCAAAAAGTTTTGCCATATTATAAACTAACTTAGACTACTATTTTATTATTTAGGTAATATCTTCACCACCTGCTGATGGTCCATTACCTTTATATGCTTCCCAATAGTGGACTTGCATTTCCACGGTAAACTCCTGAATAGTATCAGTCGTCTCATAACTTAAATCAATTGTTGAGATGTTAGTTGGGAAAACATCCTTAAAAACATATTTTCTAAGAACTGTTCCGGTACGATCTAATTGATTTACCTTAGCATCCACTTGATAAAGTGCAGGATCTGTTTCACCAGTTCCGTTATCCAATTTATTAATATAGTTCATCCACTTCTCAAATGCAGATCTGATATTGAATGAAGTATCATTCATTACAGTAATAGTCCATGTTTCGAATGTTCTATCACCTGCAATTTTCAGGATTCTTCCTCTAAAAGGAATATCAATTGGTGCTACTGTTGAAGAAGGTAGTGCTGCTGCTTTTACTAAAAATCTAGCATTATCAAGAACTTCGTTTTCATCCTGAACACCAACACCCGAAGGGAAGGTTAGTTCCACTTCGAATAGATTGGGTCTTGCACCACCACCTTTTAATTTACTTTTAAAATCACTAATAGTTCTTAGTGGTAAAGTATTTACTTGTTGACGAGCCATTGTTTCTTAAACCTCTAGATTAAACGTTACCGATTACTTCATCAAATGAAACACCAGTTCTGGTGGCAACAAACGTAAGACCGATGAAGTTGATTGATCTTGCGGGTTTGATAAAGATGTCTGCTACAAACTCATTATTATCTATAATTGCAGCAGTGTTATTTGTCTCATCGCAAATAACTACAAAGTCGAAGATTCCTCTCTTTGCCTGAACATCACGAAGGAATGGTTCGACAATATTCACAAAGTTAGTTCTTGTGATTTCATCATTAAATTCGAAGAGTTGATCTCTTGCGGCAGCAGAGATTGCGTCCTCAAGATAGATGAACAATCTACGAACGTTAATGCGATCAAATGCTGATGACTTACCAAATCCAGTCTTGTCTCCAAAGAGAACAATACCGGCACCAGGTGAGAAGATTACTGGATTGACTCTATTAGAATACAATCTATCTCTCTGTGCTTTAGATGGAGTATATGCAAGTTTAACTGCATTTAGAATTCCACCACGATTTGTTCCTGCTGGTGAGAACCATGGGAAATTGTTTGCATCATTTCTGGCACAAAGTCCAGCAATGTCTCCGTTTAGTGGAACATATCTGAAGGTATTTGCAAACCTATCAAACATATACTTGTAACCACTATCAAAGATTCCATAAGTTGTTGATGTAATGGGAGAATAGAAACTGATTACATTATCAGTAGTAGTTTCATCTGAATTGATGTTTACTGCTCTATCATTATCCGTATCAGTAATTGCAGCACCTCTATATGGTGAGATGAATGCAACTGCATCCTTTCTTGTTTCAGCAACTGCAATACACTTATTCGCAAGTGCCTGTGCTTCTTCTTTACCATATCCGGCAGATCCCATAAGAATGAAATCTACATTATACTTTTCAGTATTCTCGAATAAACCATAACCAGTAACCAATCCATCTAAACCAGAATTTAATGCACCAGTTGATGTGATTGCAACCTTACCACCGTAATCAGTTCCAGTAGAAAAACCTGAATTATAATTTCCAGATGCTGCAAAGGTAATACCTTCTGCTTTTTGATCCCAAGATACATCAGACTCAAGTTCAAATCCATCACTCTTAAATCCGGTGGTTACAATACCTGCTGGTGCTGAACCGGCAAAGATATTTGGTGAACCATTAGCAATATACTTTCTCCAATATGAAGGAGAACCGAGTGAATACTCAGCATCTTTTGCTTTCGATAGTGATAGATGCTTCTCAAGAATTGTTCCAGAGTTTCCAGTGACACCTCCATCACCATCAACTACAACAACATGGACTTCATCAAATCTAGATCCTCTTGCTGCTGCATACTCAGAAGTTCCTGGACGATCTGCAAGTTGATTCCACTTAACCGTTGTTGAAGAAGTTAAGGTAAGAGACTGTTGATCGAACCAATCTGTTGTTGATGTGACCGTAGTTGCAACTCCAACCACACCACCACTGGTATTGAAACCAATATTACCAGTAGAAAATTTATACTTTCCACCTGGTTGATATTCGATTTGAGTATCAGTGCCTCCAGCAGAAATATGGTTGAGTATTTTAACTCCAATTTTACCACTACCAACTTCAGTAATAATACCTTTAAAGTATCCATCTAATACAGAAGTTGTTCCTGAACCGGCAATAATTGTATTGGTGGGAACTGCTTGAGTGATTCCATATCCAACAGAGGCATCAGTTGTATTGATACCTAGAATTTGATCTGCCTTAGCATCAATAATGCCAACTCTTAAACCATTTCCCCAAGAACCAGGATTTCTGGCAGCAACTACAACATCAGTAATTGGATTTTCGTCGTATCCTAATTCTTCGTAGTGCTCAAGACTCTTAATCTTGATACTTGTAGCAATACCTACAAGACCATTCGTAAGTCCATCATCATCTGCTCTTACAACACTAAGTGCTCCACCATATGCCAGATAAGAAGAAGCAACTAACCAGTGCTCATAGTGCTTATCTGTACCGTATGGTTTTCCGAAGACATCTAATAAGTCTTTCTCGCTTCCGATTACTGTAGGAAGATCAACAGGACCTTGTGCAAAAGGTGCAACAATTGCACCAATGCCACCGGAGGTTGGGTCAACCCTACCGACAGTTAAGTCTACTTCTCTTACTACAATACCAGGAGATGCTAAATTTAGGGGCATCTTGTTTTTTCCTCGCATCCAATTTACCTAAAAATATTTAGGAAAAGGGGTATTTCTAATGGGGAAACAATGCGTGAATACTTACCAATCAGGATATTCCCATAACAAAGTGCTCTTTCTACCTTTACTTACTCTTTTAACTGTGCAATCCTTGCATTCATACGAATATGCAGATGGTAATGTTTTTCTACCTTTTCGAGTCAGATAAAAATCATCCATTAAACTTTTAACCTTTCCACAAACTCTACATTTGCGATCAAAAAATAATAAATGTTCTAAGTCTATTTCATCTTCAATAGACATTACCTATAATCCCACATATAAGACATGTCCCCATATTCATCTGCATACCATCTATCTCCAGAATCATCTACAAAACTTGCTTCACTATTAATTCCATCTTCAATAAATCCAAATGGTGCCATATCTTGATCAATTTGATTTTTCTGTTCCTCATATATTCTCTTTCTTACATCATTCTCGGTCATCTCCTTAAAATATTCTTGTGCAACTAACCAAGAGAATATTACAAGACACATTGCCAAATCATCATTACATCCTTCCTCTGCTTCAAAAGAGTTTCCTTTCTGTGAGAATGTTGTAAGTTCAGATATGATTTCATAATCGGACGCAATTAACTTGTCATCTTCTACCAAAGTTTTAAGATTGGAACAACCCAATTTTTTGACTGCTGAAGTTGTACGAACTCCAAGTTGTGATTTCTTTCCACTAAATCCCGATCCAACAACTTGACCATTTCGACCTCTCATGGCACACATAAGAATATTTTCGTATTCTAAATCATATTGCATAATACTAGCAACCTGATCACCAATATCATTTACCTCTATCAATAGCCAAGAATAATTATATCCCTTTGCTACATCAAATATGATATTGGGAAATAGCATCGGTTTGATTTCAT